CGATGCTTTCTTCGCATCCTCGATGGCCTTTTTCATCTCTTCGGCCTGGGATTGCGACTCGAGGATGCTCTTCCTCAGCCGTTCGTTCTCTGCGCGGAGTTCGGCCACGTACTGTGCCGAGAAAGTCTCAGGCTTCTTGCTGTTGCTGTCCGTTCCCGGGCTGTTGTTGTTGCTGTTGTCGTCGGGCATCGTCGTTCGTCTCCTTTTCGAGTCGTTTCAGCTCGTCCTCTACCGAGTCGATGTCGAAGCGGGAGGACAGGAACTTGAGTGCGGATTCGGTTGATAGGATTTTGGCCTGTGTGGCACCGGCCACGGCCTGCACGTCCTGGAGCCGGTCCATTGCCGTGGGAGGATACCAGTCGGGCCAGCGGAGCCGGATGTCTCCGGAATCCTTCGGGAAGGTTTTGCCATTGACGAGCACAGGCCGCTTCTGAGCTGCTTGGCGGACCATCCCGAAGATCCGAAGGAGCACCGAGCCGAATACTGACCGCATCTTGTCGGCAAGCTGCACCAGCGGCATGTTCAGGATCTCCATCGCTCGTCCCGACTGCGGGACGGTCAGGCGCTCCGGATCGATGGGACTTCCGGAGATAGACCGGATGGCATATCGCCGGAGAAGGGATACGAACTCCATCACCGCCCTGGCCGATTCTCCGTTGGTTTCGAGAAGCTTGGCTTCCGAGCCTTCCGGAAGCACTAGCATGTCGGACCCCGCCACGATCTTCTTCAGATCGTCGGGAACGTCTCCGCCCATGGCAATGACCTTGAGGGGATCCTGCGAATACTTGAGGCCGCGGCCGAGCTGGGAAAGTTGGTAGTCGGCCTCGATGACGGTATCCATCGCCTGCGCGAAGAGGCAGCGGCCGTCGAATGGATCGTCTCCACCCGGAAGCTTGATCCAGATGGCCGGGACGAATCCGAGGTCATGCTGGACGGTCCTGGTAGGGTCACGTTCCGTCGCGTCGTTCACCCTTCCGTATTCGTCCGTCTCGACCTTGACGGGGACATATCCGGTCTCCATGACCGTATCCCACGCCGTCTTCCACCAGAAGTCGGAACTGAGATCGTCCGGGGAAATGGAATACCCCATCTCCCGCAGGGCAGATCCCTTGACCTTGTATCGCTCCGTCAGGCTCATCAGTCGGGACGGATCAGCGGGATCGAAAACCGGGACATACCATGTCGAATCCGCGACCGACACGAACGTGCGAAGCTTTCCCGGATCTCCCATGAATCGGACGAAGAGAACGGCCGAACCTACGGAGGCGCGAATGACGGCCTCGGTCATGACGGATCGGAGATCAGCGTCGTCCACCAGGGCCGTCAGGACCTCGACCAAGGCCTCATTGTCGGACTCGATTTCGGGAAAGTGTCCCTGCCCGAACAGAAGAGCCGCCACGTCCTCGATGACCTCGTTGACCCAACTCACATGAAGCGCAGGTCGACGTCTCCGAAGCGGGATATAGGAGCCGTTCGAGTCGGTTTCTTGCTGAAAGGCGGTTTCGAGGACGTCGAAAAACGAGCCGTCCCGGAAAGCGGTCAGAATAGTATTGCGAAGCGCACGAAGGGGGAGATGCGGATCGCGCTTGTAGAGCGACGCGATCTCCGCAAACGCCATCCGGACTCCCCCCAAACACAAAAGGCCCACCCGAAGGTGAGCCTGAAAGAAAAAGCCCGGAAAGTAATCCTCTCCGGGCGTTATTATCACATTGTAACTGGAATACTAAATCAGTTTGACAAGGATGTCAAGGGGTCGGAATTTACGCTAACCCTACGCCACCCATCCTTTCTCCTGAAAAACTTCCGTGACGACACGCAGGGCCAGCATATGCCAGCCTTCCAGGATGCCTTCATAGCGCGTCTTCATCGTTGCGCCCTTCCGGTAGGACAGCGCCAGCATGGACGCCGCCTCCGCGGTCGAAAGCTTGTGCCACTCGATGTAGCTCTCGACGATCCGGACGAGCTGGGCGATGGTCTGCGTCCGTGCCGTCTCTTTCAGGATCTCCGCGCACGTCTGGACCGCTGCCTGCCGCTCCCCATATTTCGCCTCGATGATGGCCCGGAGATGCGGCCATCGCAGCTCCCGGTAAATCGCCGCATGGATCATCGCCGCCTCCACCCGCAAATCATTCAGGCGCAAGAAAGATCGTCCCGGCGTCTCGCCGGTGATCTGGGGAGAGTGATAGCCGGAACGATTGCTGATGCCATAGGACCAGTACAGAATGCCTTCAACCGATGTTGCCCTTGTCTCAAGCACCGGGTTCAACGGGAGCTCCATACGGTGCCGGGCGCGTGCTTGTTGCAATCGAGTTCCATGATCCCTCCTGCGTAACAATCGTTATTTTCAGTAGCCGTCACCGGCCCATGATCCCCGTCGCCAGCGCGAGGGGAGAGGCTTTCTTCCTGATATAGGGAGAAAGGGCGTAGCGCACCGCATCCCACAGGTGGTTGTTGCGGTCCTCGACCTCCGGGAGGACCTCTCCGGTGAGCTTGTCCGTCTTGTAGCTGTACAAACGCGCCTCCTCGTGCATGTGTACGCAACGCTCATGGATGACGATCTCCTCGAACGACCGCAAAAACTCGATGCCGTCCTCCACGCTGCCTTTCCACTTCGGAGCCGGATGAATGTTGATCCCCCGCCTGGCGACGTGGCTGATCGTCTCTGGACGGGCGGAGTCGGCATAGATTGGCCCCCGGTCCATACCGGGGATTCGGGCAATCCGGGCGGCAATGCCGTCGATCTCCACCCCGACTTCGTAGCCCTCGTGATCGATGAAAAGTTTTTTCCCGTCGATGTAGCAGCGGACCAGGGCCATCGGGTCGACAGCGAATCCCCAGTCAGCCCCGAAGAAAAACCGGACGCCTTTCGGGGGCTCGAAACGGTCGACACGATATTTTCCACGAAAAATAACAGCATTCGAGACCTTCTTGACCATCCCGAGCCACACGTGCTCGTAGGATTCATAATCCACCCTCTTTGCGTATTCCATTTCCTGCCTGAGGGTTTCTGTGAAAAATGGATTCGCGTCGAAGTTCACCTTCCGGACGATCGCTCCGGGAGGCGGTGTGGCAATGAACCGCTTGTAGGTCGGATCGTCTTCACTCTCGGGATTCATGGTGATCCAGATTTCAGAGCCTTCTTTCCGGATCGTGGGAATGAGCTTTTTCCAGGAATCCTCGCTCACACGCTGAGCCTCTTCCACCCAGCAGATATCGGCGCCCTCGAAACTTTTGATGCTGTCGATGTTCGAGCGAAGGCCCTTGAACGCAAAACGGGACCCGTTCAGATGAACGATCTCGTTTCTGAGAACCGTGAAGCCGGGCAACGCGCTCTTCCGTATCGTGTCCGCAAGCAGCGAGATCACCGAATCCGCAATCGAGTTCTGGAACTCCCGGGCACAAATAATCCGGAGAGGTTTTTTGACAGACAGCGCGACAAGGGCCGTCGCCACCGAGTGAGATTTTCCCGACCCCCGGCCTCCGTAGTAGACCTTGTAGCGAGCGGGCGTCAGCAGTTCCCGGAAGGCTGAGGGGATCTCTAGCGAGGGGATCTCTAGCATAGCGGGACCTTTCCGGAAGCGGGTTCGGCGTCAACCTGGGGAGGTTGTTTCTGTCCGGGCTCCACCAGGCGGATCTCGACCACGGGGGGAAGCGATAGTTCCGCACCGTCCCTGCCGGTTTTTTCCTCCCGCCGGATGGCCGGAAGGCCTGCCCGGTCCAGAATGGAGTTCGCCGCCCCCAGCTGGACCATCGTGCCTTTTTTCTTGCCCGTCATGAGATCGACGAGCGTCTGGACGGCGGAGCCCGTCTCCCGGACCATGATGGCGTGCTGTTCGTCGCGGAAGCGCTCGAGCTCGACCTTTACGCGCGCGATGACTTCGGGATGCTTCTTGAGCCAACTCCCTGTCCGGTGAGCGTTTGTTTTAGAATACCCGGCCTCCAGCGCGGCCTTTGTACAGTTCCCCGACAACGCGAACGCGATGGCGAATTTTTCCTGTCTGGGATTGAGCGCCATGGGGCTCCTTTCAGTAGCAGATCGCCAGGTGTTCTGCCGGTCGGGTGACGGCCGTATAGAGACAGCGCAGGAATTCCGTTTTGGATCGTCCGGCCAGCATCAACAGATCATTCCAGTCGATGAAAACGGTATGAAAGGTCGATCCCTGCGACTTATGGACTGTCTGGGCATAAGTCGCTCGTATGTCGGCAAAGGCTTTCTTGAGGGCCCACGCCTGCATCGAGCAGTGACGCCCCTCGGCGACGCTGTCCCTGTCGCTCTTGTCTGTCGTGAGACGTCGGTAGTCGTCGAAGAGGCCTTTGACCGTACGATCGAGAGCCGCCGGATGCTTCGGGAAATAGACCGATAGAGGTCCATACTCCGGATGGGTGATCGACACGAACCATGCGGGGATTTCGGGCCATTTGGGGTGAGATGATTCCATGAGAGCTGTGATCTCGACCTCCTCGTTGTTCCGGATCGTTTTTCGTTCGATCGCTTCGTGCTCGCTCTGGAAGACGACCGTCTGGCCCGGGACGAAGGGACGGGGATCTCCGGGATGCAGGATTTCATGGACGCGTCGGTTGTAGTCGAGAACGCGTCTGTTGGTATAGCAGAGGATGCGGGTATCACGTCCCTCCTGGTGTTCAAATGCGATGGCATGAGTGGCGTCGCCGGTCATCAGGCCCGCTTTCGAGGGAGGTACTGGAAGGGCTTTTTCGAGGTCCGAAAGCGTTGGGATGTACCCTCTGTCCATCCATTCCCGAATCTGGGCAGAGAGAGCCAGAATCGGGTTATCAGCGGCCTGCCGGACGATATGGGTGAGACGAACCTTTTCAGAGATCAGGGAGAAAACGGGAGAGAGTCCCGTCTCTCCCGATGGGGAGACGGGAGGGAGCTGGGCGGGATCTCCGACAAACAGGACTTTCGTATTCGGCGTCGATTCGACGATCCGGTCAAGGAGCATAGAGTCGATCATGGAGCATTCGTCGACGACGAGGAGATCGATACCACGGAGGAGGAGGGGGGCAGCGTTTGTCGGTTCACAGACGGTCGTTCCGTCGGCGCGTTCCTGGATCTTGAGTTTCAGGAGACTATGAATTGTCGACAGATCGGCATGAGGAATTTTTGACCGGAGGACCGAGACGGCTTTGTGCGTGGGAGCGGTGACGACGACAGCTTTTCCGGCCTGAGAGAGCTCTTCGACAAGGAGAGACGTGATCGTCGTCTTTCCGGTGCCGGCAAAGCCCTCCAGGACCATCATGCGGTTCTCTGAAGCGAGGAATAGCCGGATCTCACTGATTGCCTTTTCTTGATCGTGAGTGAGCGCTATTTGAGTGACCATATGATCCATCCTTCTTTTTTGAATTCCCCCACCCTGACAACGATTCCCTTTTTTTCCAAATTGCGCATACAAGCGGAAATGGATGTGACATAGATATGCCCGGCTCCGGGTCGTCTCCATGGGGACATACATTTCCCCCTTTCAAGGAAGGCTAATCTGGAATAGCCAGGGTTCACAGATTCGTAAATATCCCAGTTTGTAAAAGTTTTGTTAACATAATTATTGATTGATTTCATGACTTTCTGTTGAATTTTCCCGGTAAAAGTGGCTTGCATTCCTCCTCCTTCGAATCTTTAGACAGTTTAGACATCTTTAGACACCTATTGTCTAAGCTAGGATGACCAACTGTATTGCTAAAACGCGATCTTTAGACATTAGACACCTATAGAGAAAATTCCTTTATTTTATTAAGTAAGGGTAAGGGTCATTTAAAGGGTCCTACGCGCGCGCGCGTGTCTAATTGTCTAAAGATCGAATTTTATCCTTTGTTTTTAATGAGATAAAGTTTAGACAACCTTGTCTAAACTGTCTAAACTGTCTAAACATCGGAATGAACCTTTTTGGCAAATTCTCTCGCAAAGAAATACTCCGATTTTTTCCCTGGAGGCTTCATTTTTACAATATCTCCGTCTTCCATCATTTTTATGAGAAGTTTTTCACGCGGGTCAAGGTCCAGATCTTTGTATTCTCGGACAGATTGAGCGATTTGACCGCGCGAGGCTCCGGAAGACCCTTTACTCTTGAGAAAGAGTAAGATTTTCCCGCCTGGACTTAATTTTCCCGTCCCCCCCGTCTCCACGTCTTCGAGTTTTTTGGCGCACCAGGTGACAAACCGGAAGGACCATTCGAGGTCTTCGCGGGCGACATCGGACGCGCGAGAATTTCGGGAGAGGGTCAGGAGAAGGGCGATCCGTCGCGCGATCCGGCGGTATCCTCCGAAGGCACTTTTCGTCGAAGGATCCTGGAAATCGCTGTCATCGACCTGGAGGACGGTCGGCACCACTTCGCGCGAAGAGTCTGGAGGCTGAGCGTCGGCTAGCGGATCGCCCTTCAGAAAGTTCACGATCCTCGGATCCGGATCGGGGAGGGCACTTTCGGACGGTGTCCGGAGGGGGACATAGAGCATGATCTCGTGGGTGCCACGGCCCATCTCGTCGTCGGAGAAGATTTTCGAGAACTCCGTGTTCCCGATGCCAGCGACCAGGGAGACGGCCGGCGAGAAAATCCACGTGGGCTCCTCCTTCGCCTTCTCCGACTCGTGGAGGAGATTCGCCCCGTGGAAAATAAGCTCGAGGGTGCGGAGAGCCTGCGCCATCGCGCCCGAGGGCTGCCGGTAGGAAAACTGGACGTTGGATGCCCACGCGTGGGAGAAGTGGAACAGGACGGACGAGTGGAGGAGCGCCCGCTTCAGCTTTTCCTCCGACGAGAGCGTGCCGCCCCGAAGAAGCCAGGTCAGATGGCAGGCCCGGATGAATCGCTCGATGGAGGAGGCCAGTGGGATTGCGGCGGCTGCGGTGGGCCCAACCAATCCGAAGTAGAGGACGGGAATGTCTCCCTTCGTCGTTCGCGCGGTCCGGGCGAATTTCAGCGACGCGATAGAGAGGGCCCCCACAATCGCGGCGACGGGATCGGAGGAAGGCGCGAACCACTGGCGGATGTCTTCGAGAATGGGGACGGGAATCCGCGGGGAGAAAGGAATGTCTTCCGGCTCGACGAGTTCGACCGGAGGCGTCAGGTTGTAGGGCCTGGCCTCGACGGACTCGAGGCGGCTCCATCCCGCCTCTTTCGCCAGGTGGAAAAGCGTCCCGATGGTGACGGGGCCGTCGGCGTGGAAGGATCTCCATGTTTTTTCCTGTTCGGCCGGATTGAATTTCCGGCTTTTCTTCGACCAGTCGTCCCAGATTTTTCTGGCTTCGGGAAGTCCTGTCGAGTGAAGGGCCATCCCGATTGCGACCCAAGTGTCGTATGGGTCGGAGTCGAGGAAGGAGAGAGCGCTCGAGACGGCGGCGAGGTCGACGGGGCCGGAAGCCGAGAACGAAAGAGTGGAAGAAGATGCACGGATGAACTGGACGGGGAAAGGCGGGAGATCGCCTTCCTGTTCCCACGTATAGGGATTTCCGGACGGATGGATGGAGCCCGGGGAGACCACGTATCCGTTGTTCTTGAAATCTATTCCCGGGATCTTCACAAATTTCGTTCCGGCCGGAACACATTGGCAGTAGAAGTGCCATCCGCCTCCACCCGTCCTGACGCGCGGAGCCGATGGAAGAAGCGGAAGGATGGCGTTAACGTCCCCTCCGTTTCTCGGATCGACATCGATAACGGTGATGCCGCTCTCGGGTCCGCAACGGATGCCCCAGTTTGTCGCCTTGACCGTCCATTCCCCGATCGGTTTCGCGTCCAGATGCCCGTGAGGAGTGGCGGGCTCCTTGGAACGCGACTTGAGCGGAAAGAAGAGAAGGCGGTCGGTCCACGTCGTCATACAAAAATTCCCGAGAGATAGCGGAGGATGGTGGAGATGGCCTCATCGGCCCCATAGCAGACTCGGACGGCGTTTCCGGCGGTTGCGAGGCGGACGATCCAGTCCGTCTGCGCAGGGCTCACGCCTCCCTTCGAATCTTTTCGCTTCGGTCGGAGACTTTCCCTCTTTAGCTCGATATAGAGCGCGCCAAATGTT